TTGCATCAGCAGCACGAGCGCGATGGTGCCCAGGATGAAGGAACTGGCCAGGCAACCCATGACCCGATTGATGAGGTCGTTCCACGCCTGGCCGGGCCGCAGTGGCACGAAGCGGATGCCGAGCCAGAAGGCGATCAGGCTGGCGATGACGGGCAGGGAGAGCAGGGCCAGCTTGTAGCCTGCAGCGGTGCCGGCAGCCGCGGCGGTGGTGGTGGGCTCGGTCATGGTGTGGTGTCGTAGGGTTGAAATGGGCATGGCGATGTCTCCTAGTCCCAGAGCTGCACGGTGTCGATGCGGGCAGCATTGGCGGGGAGGTCTGGCAGCACGACGGCGAGGCCGATCGGCAGGATCGGCCCCAGGTCTGCGAGGCCGGGATTCATTCGGTACGTTGCCTCGGTGACGCCCGCCGTCGCGCCTAGGTGACGCAGGCACAGCAGGTCCACCGTGTCGTGCTGCTGGGTGACAACGGTCCGCGGCATGGCTAGATCAGCTCGACGGTCAAGCGCGACGCGCCCAGGATGTCGCGCACCGCCCAGGTGGCATCGCGGCGGTGGTGCTCGGCTTGGTCCTCGCGCGCTTCGTCCTGATCCTTGCGGCGCTCGCGTCCGGTGGTGTCGTAGTCGCTATAGCGCTCGATCAGATTGGCCTTCGCATGGCAGTGCACGGCGCGGCGGAAGCGCTGCACATTGATCGACTCGCCGTCGACCTTCAGGGCGGGCACGGCGGCCAGCGAGGCGTAGCCTTCTTCCTCGCGGCTCTTCGCCCAGTCGGCGAGCTGGCCGATGGTGGCCGCGACCGCTTCCTGCGCGGCCGGCAGCAGGCGCTGGGGCGTGATGGTGCCGTCGAGGCGCATGGCATCGCGCAGGGCCGCGAGGTCGATCTCCGGCCACCATGCGCCCGCGGAGACCTTGCCCAGCGGCGCGGGGTCGCTGGGCGGCGTGGTGCGCACGAGGGGCGGGGCTGCGGCGATGAGGGACATGGTCGGGCTCGGGCTTGAGGTCTGGCTTGGTATAGGTGGGCGGTGGCCGTGGCGCGTTGTGGTGAGGAATCAGCCTTTCACGCAGCGCCACGGGCCGCCCGGCACGCGGGGGTGCTCGGTTGCGCTACTTCGCGGCGGCGCGCTTGCGCGCAGGGGCCGTGGACTTCCTCGCCGGCGCCGCGCTCTTGCGCGTGCTGGCCGGCGAGGGCGTAGCGGGTTGTTCGGGTGGGGCGGTGGTCGCCGCCTCGGCTTTCGGCTCGACGCTCGCGCCGGCCTTGTTGAGCGCTCGCTCGACGCGTTCGATGTCCTTTTTCACGCCGGCATTGCTGTCTAGCTCCAGGGCGCGCTGCAGGCGCGCGAGGGCCAGCGACAGCGCGGCGGGCTCGATCGCGGAAAGGTCGGGCTCTTCAGCTGTCTGCACCTTGCCGAGTGCCGCGTACGCGATGGCCTTGTGCAACTTGGCGCGCGCCTGATCGGGCGCGTCCTGCTCGGCCGTCAAGATGTCGGCCTCGATGAGCAGCGCTGCCGCTTGCGCCCGTGCGCGGGCGGGGTCATCGTCGAGCGGCACGGGTGCCAGGTGCTGCACGTTCTCGGCGTCGAGCAGCACGAACAGGGGCGACCATTGGCCCTTCAGGTAGGCATTGGCCAGTTCGTCGATCACGATGGCGGCCGGGCTGCGCTTGTAGTCGTCGGCCATGGCCATGCGATGGCGGATGACATAGGCCGCGATGTCGAGGCCCAGGCGGTAGGCGCCGGCGTCGAACGCCCACACCATCACCGTGGTGAGCACCTGATCCACCGCGCCCTTGCCTGTATCGAGCGAGGTATAGATCCAGTCGAAGTATTCCGGCAGCAGCCGGGCCTTCATTTCGGCACGGCGTTCGTGCGACTGGACCTGCGACAGGCGTGTCTTGTCCTGCGAGAGCTTGACGCGCATGAGGCCGTAGGCGTCGCCCTGCAGCTCGACGCCGTAGGGGCTGGCGGCCTGGGCCTGTTCTTGCAGGACGCGCGCGCGGTGGCGCTGTGCGGGGCTGAGTGGGCGCATGGTGGTGTTCCGGGCTGGTGGAGGAGGGCGCGGGCCGGGCCGGCCCGCGCGGTCTTTCGTCAGACTTTTGGCGCGGGCCTAGTCGGCGATTTCGATGTGTTCCACGAGGGCGGCGCTGCCGTAGTCCTCGACGACATAGGCGTCGTTGGAAGACTCGTAGTTCTCGATCTGGTCGCGCTCGGGCACGTCCTTGATGTTGCGGCGGCGCGCGTCGCGCTGCCAGTACATCGACAGGTTGCTCAGCTTGGTAACCAGCACCGTGCCTGCCGGGAAGAAAGGCACGGTGACGGCCTGCAGCCCGCCCACGCGCTTCTGGCTGATGACGATGTCGGCGGCCAGCGATTCGGTCGGCGGCTGGTCCTTGTTGACGAGCGGGAAGTACTTGTCGTGCATCAGGCCGCGACCGACCACGGCCACGAGGTCCGGGTCTTCCTGATTCCACGGGTCGAGCATCGTGATCGCGTCGTAGACCACAGCGTCGAGGTTGGCGTAGTCGCTGGTCGCCTTGTCGGGGCCGACGATGACCTTGCCGGCCTGCTTGCCGCCCGCGGCGAGGACGTTTTCCGGGGCGTGTTCACGCATCTGCTGCAGCCAGCCCTTGTTCACGTCCTGCAGCAGCGGGTTTGCGGCGAGGTCCGTGGTGGCGGCGATGCTGGTGCCGTTGAAGCCGATGCAGATGCGGTCCAGTGCCTGGCGCCGGAGGATCGCGTCGCGCAGCAGCGTCTGGAAGTTGGGGAAGCCGGCCCAGGCATCGAGCTGCGCATAGCGGATGGCAGTGTCGAAGTTGGTCTGCACGCAGCGGTATTGGTTGTCGTCGAGCGCCGCGACGTTGCGCGGCTTGCGCGTGAGATTGCCGCTGGTGTCGGTGCGGCTGGCCACCGGGCCGGTGACGCCGACGCCGACCTTGGCGGCCATCTGCTCGGTGACGCCGATGACGTTGATGCGCTGCAGGAACGCACTCGACTCCTGCATCTTCGCTTCGAGGGTCTGCTGCACGCGCGGCACGACGTTGAATTTCTGAACGACGCTAGCCACTTCGTTGAGGGTGGCCAGCTGGGCGAAGTAGGCGTCGAGGACTTGGCGGGTTTCTTTGCGCATGGTGTGTGCTGCCTGTGTGGTGTTGCGGATGAGGTGCTTGCGGTGGGTCGACGTGACTCAGCAGTCGGTCTTCGTGGTGCCGTTGCCGCCGGTGGCCAGCGGGCGAGTGGTGCCGGTGGGCGTGGTGTCGAGGACCGAGTACTTGGCCTTCAGGTCGGCCAGGGTGGCCTGCAGTTCGCCGATGGTCTTGTCGCGGGCGGAGAGTTTTTGCTCGGTGGCCGTGACGTGGGCTGCGAAGGCGTCGCCGATCTGCTCGAAGCCTTCGGCGACGGCGGCGAAGCGTGCATCGTCGGTTGCGGTCTTCGCGCCGAACTTCGCCAGGGCGCCGGCGACGGCCGCGCGGAACTTGGCCAGGGCGCCTTCGTCGGGCGCGTCCTCGAATTCGAGGGTGAACTCTTCGGCGGCCGTGAAGAGGTCGTCGGGCTTTTCCTTGCGCGCGGCGAAGGGGTTGGAGTTCGGGTTCTTGGCCGCGAACTCCAGCATTTCGGTGCCGAGGCTAGCGGGGTTGTCGGTGACGGCCAGGCCGACGAGATAGGCCTTCTCGCTGTCGGCGAAGCGCGGCCGGACTTCCATCGACGAATAGATCTTCTGGCGCTTCTTGTTGAGGTCGACCAGCTCATCGGTGGGGGAGATCTGCGCGAAGAGGGCGAGCTTCTTGACGCCGCCGATCTCGACCTCGCCCGTCTTTACAGCGGTGACATCGCCATAGGCGCGAAAGTCGCTGTTCGGGCTGTAGCCACGCATGTGCTCGATGTTGACGCGGGCGCCATAGAGGTTCGGGTCGTAGCTGGCGGCGATCTGTTCCAGCATCGCGCGGTCAATGACACGGCCGTCGCTGGTCGCGCCTTCGACGGCGACGCGGAAGAACTTGGAGACCGGCTTCTTTGCGGGTGTGGACATGGGTTGGCTCACTGCTGGTTGAACGGGGACCGCGTGGTGTTCGCGATGCGGTGAGCCAATGGTGTCGGCGCGTACGTCCGCTCTCAAGCCGCTGCGTATGTGGCAGTGGCGGG